CAATCCTCTATAGCTCAGTTGGTAGAGCAGGTGACTGTTAATCACCCTGTCCCTGGTTCGAGTCCAGGTGGAGGAGTTCGCTCGAATAGCTCAGCGGTAGAGCACCTCCTTTACACGGAGATTGTCGGGGGTTCGATCCCCTCTTCGAGCATTATAAATATGTCAGACCAAACTCGATGATGAAAACTTCCAAATTGAGAAAGATGATTCAAAAGCCCTTTCGCTTTCATCATCAGGATCTACATGAAGAACTAGATGAATTGAAAAATGAACTCAAAGAGATTAAAGGTATTCTGCAAGAACTGCGCGGTAGAACTGACAGCAAGTACCAAAGTAAAGTCATGTGGTTGCAGCAACATGACTACGATTTCGATAGATAAAATTTCCGCAGTCGATTTGTCACTTGTAATTGTCACAGAAGAAAATTTGACAACCATAGACAAACCTGTTAAACTAACAAGTGAAGATCGCGCTTGGCAAGAGAAGCGACATGCTCGTAAAGTGCGTCGTTTATCATACGAAGTGCGTTAATCTAGGAGTTACTAAAGCGTCCAATGGCTAAGAGCCCATTCTTTTCTAAGTTTAAAACTGAACTCAACACGTTGACTGCTGCCGTTGAAGGTAAACTTTATCTTGACGAAGACAATCCCAAGTTGTATGAAAAGGTATTTGAGTATTACAGATCTCGTAATGTGTATTTTTACGGAGAATCTGAAAAAGATTATAACCTAGTGTTGGACAACCTAGAGTATGATTTAATGGATAGTGGAGTTCTAGCGTAGTTATGCTCAAAACTTTATCATGTGTTCATCGTAACAGACCGTGGGGTTGGTATGAGACTATCGAATCTCATGACAAAACTTATAAGTTAAAGAAAATTTTCGTCGCCCCCAACCAAAGATTTTCTCTACAATACCATAGTCACAGAATGGAACACTGGATTGTTGTTGAGGGATCTGGTACTGTGCAATTGAATCAATATACTGAGGATGTTTATCCTGGTAAGCACTTTCGTATCCCTCAAGAGTCGCGTCATCGTATGACCGCTGGTGATAAAGGTATTCTTTTCTATGAAGTCCAGTACGGAACTCATTGCAATGAAGACGATATTGTGCGTCTTGAGGACGACTATGGTAGAATATCTATGACGGAGTATTATACAGACTGATGTTATTAGTTACTGGTGGGGCAGGATTTATCGGGAGTAACTTTCTTCACTACCTGAAGAAGGTCACTGATGAAAAAGTTCTCGTCGTGGATAACCTAACTTACGCTGCGGATCTTCGGTTTGTGCCTGGAGATCCGCAGTTTGAGTTTTTATGGTGTGACATCACGAACGAGAAGCATGTAAATCATGTATTCAAAAAATATAAACCAAAGAAAATTTTTCACTTTGCTGCTGAAAGTCATGTAGATAATTCTATCAAGAACTATAGACCATTTTTAGAAGCAAATGTAGTTGGCACAATCAATCTTCTCAACGCTAGTTTATTAATTGACGTTGAGAAGTTTCATCACATCTCTACTGATGAAGTTTATGGGTCACTTGAGTTAGACAGTGACGACATCTTTACAGAACAGACACCTTACGATCCTAAGAATCCTTACAGTGCTAGTAAGGCAGCGTCAGATCATTTTGTAGGGACCTGGCACAATACCTACGGACTACCATATCTTATTACTAATTGTAGTAATAACTATGGATACCACCAACACGTAGAGAAACTCATTCCAAAGGTTATCTTTAGAGCACTGAAAGATGAAGTTACTTACATGTATGGTGGTGGTTACCAGATTAGAGATTGGTTGTGGGTAGAGGATCACTGTCGTGCTATCTGGATGCTAGAAGAACAAGGTATACTAAATGATAGATTTAACATCGGTGGTGACTGTGAACTGTCTAATCGTACAGTTACTAAAATGATCTTAGAATATATGGGCAAACCATTTGACTTGATTGGTGTGTCTGATGAACGCCCTGGTCAGGACTTGCGATACGGTATGAGTTTTGATAAACTTATGAGACGTACTGGATGGGAACCTACTATGGCATTTGAGGAAGGACTTGATCGAACTATTGCTTGGTATCTAACACGATGATTTCACTTTATGGAGCAGGGTTCGTCGGTGGTAAGTTTGCCAAGATGTATGAACCCTACGTTGAGATTCAGGGACGCGATGAACGCAACCCTAAGTCAAAAGAGATCCTTTATTTTATCTCTACCACCCATAATTATCACGTCAAGGATAACATCACCCTTGATGTAGACACTAACCTAAGAGTTCTGTGTGAGGTTCTAGAATACTGTAGATCACAAGACATTGTGTTTAACTTTGTGTCCTCCTGGTTTGTATATGGTCAGGGTGGGTACATGCCTGCCAAGGAAGATAGTCGATGTAATCCTACAGGGTTTTATTCTATCACCAAGAGGTGTGCTGAGGATCTGATTAAGTCTTTTGCTGATTTGACAGGTATGAAGTATCGCATTCTTCGCTTATGTAATGTGATGGGACATGATCATAATGCCACCCGTCAGAAGAACGCATTGTGCTGGATGATCAACGAACTTAAAGCAGGTCGTGACATCCAACTCTATGACAACGGATCACACAGTCGTGATATAATGCATGTTGACGACGTATGTCGTGCCATCTGGACTGTTATGGAGAAGGGTGAGTTGAATGAGATCTACAACATTGGGTCTGGTAAACCGACTAAGGTGTGTGAGATTATCAGTCTTGCCGACTACTACATAAAGTCAAGAGGAAAGATCACGAGTATGGATCCTCCTCAGTTTCACAAAGATGTTCAGTGTCGCGACTTCTGGTTGGACACTACTAAACTTAAGTCTCTTGGATTTGAGCAACACATTACGAACGAATTTATTGTTAAAGACTTATGTCTATAAGCGAAAAGGTATCGGGGTTTATTGATAACCTACGGGCAGAAGGTGAAGATCTATTCCCATACCTTGCCAATAAGGATTGGGAACCTGGTAAACCTATCTATTACTCAGGTCCATATTGGGATGACAAAGAAGTAACAGCAGCAATCACTAACCTTCTAAACGGTAAGTGGTTGCCTGCTGGCGAAGAGGTGAATAAATTTGAGCGTGCCTTCTCAAAACGATTTGAGTTTGGGTACAGTGTGATGGTGAACAGTGGATCATCTGCCAACCTGGTGATGATTGCTGCTCTGAAGAAGTATTTCCAGTGGGAAGATGGTGATGAGATTATTGTCTGTGCTTGTGGATTCCCAACCACGATCAATCCCATCATTCAGAACGGTCTAAAACCTGTATTTGTAGATGTAAACTATGATGATCTGAACTGGAATCTAGATGAGATCAAGTCCAAGATTACCACCAAGACTAGAGCGTGTTTTTCTTCTCCTGTCCTTGGTAATCCCTATGACTTTGATGAGTTTATCAAGATTATTCGCGCTTACAACATCCACTATATCGCGGACAACTGTGATTCCTTGGGTAGCAAGTGGCGAGGTGAGTTCCTTACCAAACACGCCATCGCAGCGTCTTGTTCTTTCTATCCAGCGCATCATATCAGCACGATTGAAGGTGGAATGGTTTCCTCTAACGTTGAGGAGATTGTTCAGATCGCTAGATCTTACGCCTGGTGGGGTCGTGGTTGCTTCTGTGTAGGAGCCCAGAATAAACTGGCCAACGGTGTTTGTGGTAACAGATTTGACCGCTGGTTGGAAGGGTACGACAAGGATGTCGATCATAAGTATGTCTTTGGCGTCCAAGGATACAACCTTAAACCTGCTGACCTGCAAGGGTCTATTGGTCTCGTACAGTTGGAGAAGCAAGATGAGATACATGCTATCCGTCGTCGCAACAAAGCTCGACTTCATGAGATCTTCTCTAAGATCCCTGGTGCGAGGGTTATTGAGGAAAAAGAACATGCAGAAACAAGTTGGTTTGGTGTTCCGATTGTCTACGAACAAGGTAAACACCACCTTGTAAAATATTTAGAGGAAAATCACATCCAAACTAGAAATTATTTTGCGGGTAATATTTTAATGCATCCGGCATATAGAGGATTAGAAGACTATAAAAACTACCCTAACGCATCTAGAGTTCTAGATGATGTATTTTTCCTAGGTTCTAGTCCTGTTATTACCGAACCTATGCTAGACTACATAGATGAGGTTGTTACCAAGTATCGTAAAGAACATCTTTTTTATCATCCAGTATGAATTACACTAAGCGAGCTCTTGTCCTTGGAGCCGGTGGTTTTATCGGCAGTCACATGGTGAAACGTCTTCGCGAAGAAGGTTATTGGGTCAGAGGTGCTGACCTGAAGGATCCTGAATTTGAGAAGTCTGCGGCAAATGAGTTTATCACATGCGACCTACGTGACTACAGTTGGGTAAATCGTCTTATTAAGTTTGCTGGATATCAAGGTAATTTTTATCATCAGATTGTAGATAAGTTTCTAGAACCTTTTGACGAGATTTATCAGTTTGCTGCCGACATGGGTGGTGCTGGTTATATCTTTACTGGTGAGCATGACGCAGACATCATGCATAATTCTGCCGCGATCAACCTAAACTTGCTACAGGCACAGCATAAGTTTAATGAACTGAAAGGCACTAAGCATACTAAGATCTTCTATAGTTCTTCAGCATGTATGTACCCTGACTATGCTCAAGAAGAAACAGACAATCCTGGATTAAGAGAAAACGATGCGTACCCTGCTTCTCCTGATTCGGAATATGGTTGGGAAAAACTCTTCAGCGAAAGACTTTACTTTGCTTATAACCGTAATCACGGTATTCCTGTTAGGGTCGCTCGCTATCACAACATCTTTGGACCGCAGGGGACCTGGATGGGAGGAAAGGAGAAAGCACCGGCTGCAATCTGCCGTAAGGTCGCTTACCTCCCGGAGCAAGGTGGAGCAATCGAGGTGTGGGGAGATGGCTTACAGACTCGTTCCTTCCTGTTCATTGACGAATGCATTGAAGCGACTAGACGACTGATGGATAGTGACTTCATGGGTCCTGTGAACATTGGTTCCGAAGAAATGGTCACTATTAATGAACTGGTAGACACTGCTGCTCGTGTAGCAAATAAGAATGTAGAAAAAATTCATATTGATGGACCCACAGGTGTCCGTGGTCGCAATTCTAACAACGATCTCATCCGTGAGAAACTTGATTGGAACTACAGTCAGACCCTAGAGGAAGGTATCCGTAAAACTTATAAATGGATTGATGCTCAGGTCATTAAGAAGTTTGTAGAGGACAATTATAGTGAGTAAAGTATTGGTAACTGGGGGAGCCGGATTCATCGGTTCCCACATTGTAGATGGACTTATTGCTCGTGGTTATGAAGTCATTGTTATTGACGATGAATCTTCTACTGCCAATGAAGAGTTCTTTTATAATGAGGAAGCAACGTATGTAAAGCAGTCTATCTGCAATCCACATACGAAGACTTTCTATGATGGTGTAGATTATGTGTTTCACCTAGCAGCACATTCTAGAATTCAACCCGCACTAAACAATCCTATTGAGTGTGTCGAGACCAATGTTCTTGGTACTGCCACTGTCCTACAGTTTGCCCGTGAGGCAGGTGTTAAGAAAGTTATTAACTCTTCTACATCATCTTCCTACGGTCTGAAGAATAAACCTCCTCTAAAGGAGGACATGATTCCTGACCCACTGAATCCATACTCAGTATCTAAGATTAGTGCTGAGGGTATATGTAAGATGTACACAGATCTATTTGGTATTCAGTGTATCACTCTTCGATATTTTAATGTGTATGGAGATCGTCAACCACTTAGAGGAACTTATGCTCCTGTAGTTGGATTATTTTTGGAGCAGAAGAAGGCAGGTAAACCTTTAACTATTGTTGGAGATGGTGAGCAAAGACGTGACTTTACTCATGTGAAGGACGTTGTAAAGGCAAATCTTGCTTGTATAGATAGCGTTATTGGTGGTTACCAAACGATCAACATTGGTACCAGCAAGAACTATTCTGTCAACGAGATCGCTGCCATGATCTCTGACAATATAGAGTTCATCCCAGAACGTCCTGGTGAGTGTAGAGAAACACTTGCCAGCAATAGCAAAGCAAGTTATTATTTGGACTGGGAACCCACTATTGACATTAAAGATTGGATTAATGAATACGAAGTATAGTATTACGACGGACATTCTCCGTCACGAGTTCCCTAGATCAGATGAGATCAGTATGAACTGGTCTCAGGCATACCAAGATCTCTTTGCCCTTACTATGCTTCGGGGTAAGAGGTCTGGAAAATATATTGAGATTGGTGCTAACCACCCTTCTGAACTAAACAACACGGTCTTATTAGAGTCGTCGTTTGGTTGGAAGGGTATCTCTGTTGAGATCGATGGTAACATGGTCAACCTCTTTAACAAAGAGCGTAATCAACCATGCTACGCGGCAGACGCTACTACCTTCGACTGGAAGCAGGCATTTAAGGATGCCAAGTGGCGTACAAAACGTATTGATTATGCTTCTGTAGATTGTGAACCACCTGCTGTCACCTTAGCAGCACTTAAGAATCTACCTCATGATGAGTATAGATTCTCTGTCATTACCTTTGAGACTGACATCTATAAGGATGGTGGTCAGTGGCGTGATGAGTCTAGAGAGTTCCTAAAGAATCTGGGATATCAACTGGTAGCGGGTGATGTTTGTAATGGTAGTAATCCATATGAAGACTGGTGGATAGACCCAGAGGTAGTTCCAGAGACTGTCTGGGGTCCTTTTATTTCTAGTCAAGCAGAAGCAAGGAATCTCTTTATCGATGGTTAAAATTTCACATTGGTATGGAAGACTGGGTAATAATATCCAGCAATGTGCTGTAGCATGTATGGCAGCGGATATTCTTAAATCCACATTCACACAGGATTTAGAACATGGGATTATCGAAAAGCACCAGACAACGTTTGGACAGGGCACTGGAGAACTATCATCAAAGTGGTTCTACTGGGAGGGTCCGTACAAAGAGACAAACATTCCAACTGACTACATTTATCAGAACATGCGTCGTTATTGTCAGACGTATGTGGAACCGAATTTACAGGCACCGAAGGTCGATCCTATTGGTGACGACACTATTGTCATTCATATTCGTAGTGGAGATGTATTTGACCAAGGGACTCCTAACCCTATTCAATATGCTCCTAATCCTCTTTATTTTTACGACCAACTCATTGGGATGTATAATAAAGCGTTGGTGGTTACAGAACCAGACTCACACAACCCGATAGTAGAAGAGTTGCGAAAGAATCCTAAGGTGACTGTCCAGTCTACAACAGTAGAAAGAGACTTTGCTACTCTGATGGCAGCAACACACTTGGCAAACTCTGGAGTTGGAACGTTTGGTATTGCTGCTGCGTTGTGTAGTAGTAATGTTAAACACTTCTTCTGTACTGATGTTCATATGACAGAACATCTAAACTATAAAATGCTTGGCGACACAGATGTAAGGGTCCATCTCATGCCTATGGGAGAAGACTATATAAAACCAGGTCAGTGGGAGAACTCTGATGAACAAAGACGATTTATTCTTACATACAACCCATCTACCTAGCAAGATTGTTGATCGTCTTGAGAAATTAGCATTAGAATCTCCTTGGTATTATGCTCCTGACTGTGCTCTAGCTCTTGAGACAGTAGAAAAATTTGGACTACCTTCAAATCCATATTTTTCTTATGGTATGATTGGTAATGATGGGAGAATTAATCGTAAAGAATTTTCTCAATACCCCTGGGAGTATTTTGATCGTGCTGTTAGTCCAGAGAAATATGGATTTAGTTCTGCTAAGAAGTTAAGAGCACACATTACATTTCATTGGCCTAGACCAGAGCAATATGGTGTACCACATAATAAGCATGTGGATAGACCTCATGATCATTTAGTTGCTCTGTATTATATCAATGACTCAGATGGAGACACGTTCTTCTTTGATGGTGAAGAAGTAATCCACAGAGAACCTGTAGAACGTGGGAAATTAGTTGTCTTTAATGGGCACCGAAAGTTCCACGCTAGTTCTTCTCCATCTAAAAACATTAGAATGACACTAAACGTTAACTATGAAATTATTTGATGTCTTTACTTTCTATAATGAACTAGATCTACTCGAACTGAGGATGGAAATCCTTGGTGACGTGGTAGATTATTTTGTTATCAACGAAGCAACTGTTACCTTTACTGGTAAAGAAAAACCACTTTACTACTTTGAGAACCGTGAGCGTTTTAAGAAGTGGGAAGATAAAATTATTCATCATGTCACGGTAGACGACTATGATAATCTAGAACAGTTTTGGCAAGGAGTGCCATACCATAGAAACATGATTGACTATGGCATTCACAAACTCCCCCTACATTATCAACGTGCTTGCTTCCATAAAGACAGTGCTATCTTTGGATTTTTAGATGATGCTAAGGATGATGACATCATTATTAGTAGTGATGCTGATGAGATTGCCAATCCTAAAGTGATTAAATCTCTGAAAGAATGGTTCGATCCCAACAATCATTATGTTCTCCGTGGTCCTGTCTATTATTACTATCTAAATCTATTCTGCGAGAAGGCATGGATGGGTCCTAGGGTTGCCACGATGGGCAAACTCAAGACTATGAGTATTGACTTCTTACGTGAGTCACATAAGGAAGCATGGAAAGTAGACGACGCTGCTTGGCATTGGAGCTTCTTCGGAGATGCTGATATGGTCCGCTCTAAGATGGATGCTTACGAGCACCAAGAGAATAACCTCCAGCAGTTTAGAGACACCATGGAGGACCGTATAGCGAAGGGTGTGGACCCTTACGGAAGAGATTATCTATACAAACCAACGACGGTTCCAATTGACGAATCGTTTCCTGACTATATTGTAAACAACCAAGAAAAACTGGCGAGGTTTATTAGAGGATGAATGTAATTGAAGGGGTCGCAGTATCTAACAAATGTGATTACTCATTTGGTGATCAATCTGGATGTATTGGTAGAGTTCCTGGTGCCTTCATGTCACAGGCGTCTACTGATAACGAAGACTTTGTAGAACTAGCGGAGACTAAAGAGTGGATGACATTGTTCATCGACAATATTCGACTTTACAATCGCGACGTTTATACTTCTAACGAAGATGATAAGAAGTGGGTTGATGGTCTCATGGAGACTAATGATTTACTGAAACTCTGTAAATCTATTCCAAATACTAAGTTTATTATTTTCACAAACCTAGAAGACACACCTATTACAAATGATATTCATGAAAAAATTCCTAAGAATGTTGCTGCGATCTATGGAACAAATGCTGTCGGATTTGGTGGCAAGTTACACCCGTTCCCGTATGGGGTACAGAGAATTATACATCCCAGTGACAACAGAATCGGAATACTCAAGGCGTTCATGGGAAAGGATGTAAGAGCAAAGAAACTTCTTTACATCAACCATGCTGAGCATACCAATCTTAGTGAGCGTGGTAACATTCGTGACATCTTCTCCAAGAAAAAGTTTGCTACGGTTGGCGAACGTGCTTCTTATGATGTGTACTGTCAGAAGATCCTAGAGCATAAGTTTATGATCTGTCCACAAGGTAATGGTGTGGATTGTCATCGTAACTGGGAAGTGCTATACTTAAAGCGTGTTCCTATTATGAAGAAGTCAGACTATCTACAGGAACTTTATAAGGATTATCCTGTTCTGTGGGTAGATGATTTTATTAAGGTTACCAAGACATTGTTGACTAACAATCAGCATCTATTTGATGAAGCACAAAACATTGATATGAATTTGCTTGATCTATTTTCTGTATTCAACCGAGCAGTGAAACGTGCTAAAGATTCCTGATGTAACACTGCTTATCTTGGCAGACATCGATATCCCTGACGCTGTATATGCGATCAATAAATCTTGTGAAGAGATTGAGTGGGGTGCTGCTAAGTTTCTTGGCAGTCATGGAACCCCTGAGGGATTGGATCCTCAAGTTACCTATGAGAAGACTTATCCTATTCAGTCTATTAACGACTTTAACTTTTACTGCATCTACAATCTGGCACAACACTGTGAGACTTCCCACCTTCTCCTTATCCACCCAGATGGTTATGTTATTCGTCCTCATTTGTGGGACAGCAGTTGGTTGGACTATGACTACATTGGAGCACCATGGCGAGATGATCCCAACGCCTATCTGGATCCCTGGGGAAAGAACCAGCGGGTCGGCAACGGGGGTTTCTCGCTAAGAAGTAAGAAGTTACTAGATCTACCTGCTCATGTAGAGATTCCTTGGGAGGTCAACGTTGGTAATTTCTACAAGCATATGAATGCCGGTCTATATAATGAGGACGGCAACATTTGTGTTCATAATAGACATATTTTTGAGGCAAACGGATGTAAGTTTGCTCCTGTAAATGTTGCTAGTAAGTTTGCCAGGGAGGCAACACTCCCGGACAGCGAGAAAGAAACCTTTGGTTTCCATTATCATTTTCAAGAAATACGATGAAAGCAAAAGTGTTCCAACTGTGGTGGAATCCATGGGGTGACGAAGGACTAGAAGTTGGTAATAAGAAAGTCAGTGTGTCCATTGACAATCTTTCTTATGATCAAGACGCAGACTATCGTATCCTGTTCCTAGCAGAACCATATGCTGTAGCACCAACTATCAATGAAGGTGCTCTAGCAAACTCACATAGTTTTAATAGAATCTATACATTCACACAGTCTATTCTAGACAAGTATCCAACCGCAGAACTGTTCCCATGGGGAGCATCTTGGTTGGACTTTGAGAATCTAAAGATTAATAAGAAACCATCCATCACGTTTGTAACCAGCAGTAAAATCCAAACTCCCGGACATAAACTACGACTAGAAATCTTTGACTTTCTAGTTCCAATTGATGATGCTAATGGTCTGACTGTCTATCAACATATGTCACCACCGTTCCATGAGACTCGGAACGATTTCTTTGACACGGCGATGTTCCATATCGCAGTAGAAAACTCGCAGCAGAAAAATTATTTTACCGAAAAAGTTATCGACTGCTTCGCAAGCAAAACTATTCCTATCTACTACGGTTGTCCTAATCTTGGTGATTGGTTTAATATGGATGGAGTCGTTACATTCGATGATGTCAAGGACCTGAAGAGGATTCTTACAAACATCAACGAAGACTTCTATAATGATAAGAAGGATGTCATCGAAGAAAACTATGAGAAGGCAAAGCAATTCCATAGTAAGAATGATGTTGTTCCTCGTCTGACTAAAACTATCCTTGCCGATATCAAGGAAAATACTATTCTGCATACGTGATGAGAGTCAGTTTCTGTATACCAACTTACGAATCGAAGGGGAAAGCACAACGCTACCTCTTCGATATTTTTTATGCTCTAGCAAATCAAACAAACAAAGACTTTAATGTTTGGATCTCTGACCACAGTAAAACCGATGTTGTTCTCGAAGCCTGTAAAGAGTACGCTAACGAGTTTGAAATCAACTATGTCAAGAATGAAGATAAGCGTGGGCAGATCAGTGCCAATACTAATTGTGCGTTACGTCATGCTGATGGAGAAATACTAAAGGTCATGTTTCAGGATGACTTTATCCTGACAAAAAATTTGGTAGAAGAACTTGACAAAGCGTTTGCCGATGAAGTAGACTGGGCAGTGACTGGTTTTGCTCATACCCTTGACGACGGTCATACGCATTACAATCCAAAGATTCCTGAGTATAACGACAGATTGTTGGAAGGTGTAAACACTTTGAGTTCTCCTTCTATCCTAGCAATGAGGAATGGCATCGACGAATACTTTGATGAGGAGTTAACGATGCTTATGGATTGTGATATGTATTACAGACTCTATAAATATCACGGTGATCCCGCAGTTTTAACTGACTATCACATCTCTAATAGAGAGCACCAAAACCAAACTCAAAGAACATACGAGCATCTTATCCCTACTGAAATTGATTATTTGAAGGAGAAGCATACGTGATTGGATTTAACCACCTCGGTAGACATGGGCGTTTGGGAAACCAAATGTTCCAGTACGCTGGACTTCGTGGCATCGCAGCACATAAAGGATATGAGTTTTGTATCCCTGCTAGTGATTTTGTAGATGAGTGGACAGACCACCAACTGTTTGAGGCATTTAAACTTACAGGTCTGACTAACATTGCTACCTGCCCTGGACCTTATGTTCAGGAAGCAAGTTTTAGATTTGATCAGAATCTATTTGACAACATGCCTGATGGGCATAATGTATACGCCTATCTACAGTCAACCAAATACTTTGAGCATATCGAGAAGGAGATCCGTGAGGACTTCCAGTTTAAGAATAATATTCTAGATCCTTGTAAACAGATGGTCGCAACGGTAGAGAAACCTATTGCTCTACACGTCCGTCGTGGTGATTATTTGGTGAACTCTGATAACCATCCACCGTGTTCCAAGGAATACTATGACGCCGCGTTGGACAAATTTGATTCTAGTCGGAATGTTATTGTTTTTAGTGACGATCCTGCTTGGTGCAATGATCAATTCGACAATGATCGTTTCCTTGTTTCCGAAGGCGGAGACAACCTTGCTGACCTTTGTATGATGTCACTCTGTAGTGACTTCATCATTGCTAACTCTTCTTTCTCCTGGTGGGGATCCTGGTTGAGCGAGAACCCTGACAAGAGAATCATCGCTCCTGGTAAGTGGTTTGGTACAGGGTATACTTCAGCACATGATACAACAGATCTGTATTGTAGTAATTGGGAGGTAATTTAATGTTAGAGCAGAAAGAAATTACACGCTACGGTTTAGAGCGGGCAACGTTTTTGATCCCTTTGAGGGTTGAGTCTGCTGATCGTATGCGTAATATCATTACTACATTGATATATCTTTGTAGAAACTTTAAAACAAATATCATTGTTCATGAACTTGATCAAGAATCTATATTTAAGAGTGCTGTTGTTCCACAACTAGAGCAAGCTCTTCTGGAAGAAGAGATGGCTATGATCTATCATATCTTTGAGAAGAGTGAAGATTATACATTTCATCGTACTCGGTTGCTTAATGACATGGCAATCGCTGCCAATACTCCAGTAGTTGTAAACTATGATAGTGATATTCTTCTACCTCAACTGAGTTATATTAAGGCAGTTGATTATATTCTTAATGGATATTATCCTGAGGATGGTGCCAAACCAGAACCTGTCAAGTGTGTATATCCTTATGGGTTTGGTGAGTATCAAATCCAATGTACTCCTACAGATGAAAGTGTGAGTGCTTTCATCAACTCAAACTTTAACTACGACGCCTTCGAAGGTCAATGTAGAAAGTGGGATGCCAAGTATGGATTCTGTCAGTTCTTTGACCGTGAAGAATACATCCGCCTCGGTATGGAGAATGAGAACTTCGTCTCCTATGGATACGAGGATGACGAGCGTTACATGAGATTTAATGCTTTGTCTAATGTCATCCGATATAATGGCGACATCCTACACCTAGAGCACACTAGAACCTCTAACTCCTGGTTTACTAATCCACATATTGAGGAGAACAGAGATCTTTGGGAAAGACTGAGAGCAATGTCTAAGGGTAAACTTTCTGAATACTATGACAACGTTGAGTACGCCAAAGTTAGAAGACAGCAAGCACTTGATAATGGACAAGAACAAAGCAGCACCGAAGCTTAAGAACTTTCCTCTTGTCTTGTGGTTAAATCTGGATCGATATCCAGATCGCCGTAAGTATATGGAGGATCATCTTGCATATTGGCAGATTGAGAACCATCATCGCATCACTGGTATTGATGGTAGCGATGATGCTACTGACAGACTAAAGGGTAGGGTTCCTGACAACATGAACCCTGGTGAGATTGGATGTGTGCTAACTCACTTAGAAGCAATTAAGTATTTTGTGAATGAGACTGACCTTGATGAGGTCATGATCATGGAAGATGATGTAGACTTAAACACTGCTAAGCACTGGGCATTTAAGTGGACTGACGTTCGTAACAAACTTCCAATCAACTTTGATACCTGTCAGTTTACAATCATCAATCCTCAGGGTATTCATCTCAAACTACACCTGAGATTTATCAACGATTTCTCTGCTGCTTGTTATATTATTACTAGACACCACGCAGAAAAGGTGCTAAAGTTACACCAGCGCGGTAACTTCTGGAAGATTGACCAGAACATCAAACCCCGTGCAGTATCTGAGGATTTGATCCTAGATAGTGGTAAGGGATATGCTGTCCCAATCTTTAACTATAAACTTGACATGGGTTCTGCCATCCATGAAGAGCACATTGATATCTTCCATAAGGATAGTCAAGCAGGATTAGAAAATTACTGGAAACAAAACGGACAAGATATCAAACCTGAGGATCTAATGATTCTTGATGAATATGTCGGCAGACTACCACCCCAAGCATACGTACAGCAATGAGCGAACAACAACCAGTTCAGATGAAATTCTATGATCATATTGGTGTTGCCGAAGGTCTAGTGTCTCAAGAATTTTGTGACATTCTTATCAAGGCATTTGATTATTGGCACGGAATGAAATATGTCAAGGAGGAATGCTATGAAAGGGGGGAGTATAGTCTAGAGTCTTTTGGTGACGGTGAGACGCAGTTCTCTAATGGTTTGATGGGTCGTAAAGACAACGGCATCTATCTTGAGGTGTCTGATCCTGGTCTCGCAGCACAGGTTAATCAAGCTCTTGGTGAGGCATTTGAGATGTATGCTAAAGAGTATCAAGGTATCATTGATTCTGCTGATCCAGTCTCCTCCTGGACATGTAAACTTCAGAAGACTGAACCTGGCGGTGGATACCACGTATGGCATTGTGAAAATGGATCCTTCATGTATCGCGACCGTGTTCTTACATGGATGATCTACTTGAATGATATTCCACCTGAGAATGGTGGTGCTACAGACTTCCTTTATCAGAAGAAGTCTTTCCACCCGACGCGAGGAACTGTTGTTCTTTGGCCTGCTTGTTATACTCACATGCATCGCGGTGCTTTCTTGACCGGTGACAAGAACAAATATATTTGTACAGGATGGTTTAGTCGTGAACCTGGTGCTGTTTCTAACAGGATTATTGGACAGTCACTAGGTCAGGTTAGTAAAGAGACTAAACTGAACAACCGTGATTGATGATCATATTCACAACGATCACTAACGCATACGACACGATCCCGGATCATCACTACGATTCTGGCGTGAAGTATGTGCTTTTTTATGACAAACCAATCAAACAGAAGGGACCGTGGGAGTTTATAAGGATCCCCGAAGAAGGTGATCCTGTTTTAAAAGCATATCGTATCAGGTGTCTATCTCATTTGTGGTTCGATGAACCTCATGTATGGGTGGATGCTTGTTATCGTATGGATGAAACATTTGCTGACAGATCACGCGACATCCTACAACGTGAGATCACCCTACAGCATCACCCTGACAAGCGTACACTGCTGGGTGAGTTCATGAAGATTCATAGGTGTGGTTTTGTGCCTGAGGATCGCCTTATACGGTGTGCTCAGGATATTAGATCTGTTGGTTATCGACCATCTACCTGGGATCACACCATCAACTGCTGTGTATGGAGACACAATACACCAGCAGTGGTAGACTGGAACGTAGAATATTGGAGATGGTATAAAGATTATAAACTATATCATGGGTGTCAGATTACCAGTGCTATCGCTGAGCATTTGGTTTTTGGTAAGAATGTTCCCAGGGTTGGGATGCAGGTTGACCTAAGTCAATCAACTCGTGCTAAAGCATATCCACATAACTATTCATTCGTTGAGAATACTGACAAAGCGTTCCAGAAAAAACTTAGAAAGATTCTCGGTGCTGTAGTATGATTATCTATTCTTGCATTACAAACTCATATGATAGAATTCCAGATCACTATTATGATCCTGATGTAAAATATGTCATGTTCCATGATGGAACTGTTAAGCAGGAGGGACCATGGGAGTTTATCGAACTTGATATAAACATCGAATGTCCTCGCAGGTTGTCAGCATATCCTAAGATCAATCCAGACCTTTACTTTGATGAAGGTGAGAGGACAGTATGGGTTGATGCCTGCTATGAAATGACAAAAGAATTTGTAGACTTTTCCAAAACTGTAACAGAGTTTACCATCCTTCGACATCCAAACAGATTTAGTTATTATGATGAGATGTTGGAAGGATTCTTGTGCTCATTCTACACTTGGGATCAGGGTATTAGAATCACAGAAGAACTTGCTAAAGAAGGATATGATTTTAGAAAGTATCGTAGTCCTCTAGGGACAATTATATACAGAACAATCGATGATCAAACTCGTAAGTTTGACATGACGTGGTGGAAATATTTTGACCTGGGTCCTAACAGAGACCAGATATCTTTTGACGCAGCACTACAACTCAACGGTTTTAATCCTCCTATCATTGAGGATAGAAATGGTTGTGGGATGCCTCTAGGACACCATAGTAAAGTGGGGAGACTTGGTAAGCATCCTAAAGATGGTGATCCAGAATATGTTCTTAGAGGGAATGATTATGTTTCTGCTTTAAGAGATATTACTGGCATGTCATACATCTATGCCAAACACGATCACTCATTCATGATAGATTTTAATGCTGATATACACCTGTATTGAGAACAACTATTGCTCTCTGCCTGTTGAGATGCCACCAGGACATGAGTACGTATGCTTTGGGGACGCTGAGGCAGTGGGACCTTGGAAGGTATATCCCAGTATAGACCAAGGGCATCCTATAAGAACATCACGCTACTACAAAATCAACTGTCCCTTTGATGGACCTAGTATATACTGTGATGGTACAAGATTACACTTACTCAATGAGACTTTCTT